TACACGAACTGGCATGGCTGTGGCGGGCTTACATTCACGAGTAGAAGGAAGAGGTTCGATGATCAAACTCGTATTAGGACATGGAGTTAGCTATGGCGTTTACCTCGAACTCGGGCATAAGGTGAAATCGAAGAAAGGCAAAGTAAGAGAGGTAAAGCCATATGCGATACTCAAGCCGACGATGGAAAAGTATTACCCTGAAATTAGTAAGAACGTTCAAAGGATCTGGCAGTCATGAGGGACGAAATAAGAAGGATATTAGCAGAGAAGATTACAACGGTTAACTCACGCATTTACGAGCCGTACGTTCCTTCGTTACATATCGAAAAGCCGTACCTTGTAGTGAAAGAAGGAACGAAAGAGGCGCCGAATGATTGGGCTGGGTATACGACAACGATTGAAGTATGGATATTCGAGAACTTCGAGACGTTCAGCGATGTGGATCAGCTGGCTGATGAAGTTATTAGTGCGTTAGACCGTCAAATCATTACCGTAAACGATAAGAAGTACTTATTACGTTACCTTGCTACGATTGGCGAGGATTTCTGGGATGAGGAGCTACAAGCATTAGAACGTGGCTTGCAGTTTCAGGTATTTTCTTTAGGTTGGCTGAATAGCGCAACGTATGAACCTGATCCGGTTATGGCATTGAAGACGTGGAGTGAGCGACGATGGGTAAAGATTGAAACAAAAGACGGTAAAACAATTGAAACTCCTATATTGCAGACCGATCCTGACACATGGGACCCTTCAGATCAAAGACCGGGGTTGTATTGGCGAATAGCAGGCATTTCAGCTCCTTACAACGTAAGCGCTTCAATGTTTTGGTTAAATTTCGATATCTATGGACATGTAGTTGCCCCTGATCCAAGCGTTAGAAGAGAATGGGCGAGAAAGATCACTGAAGCATTAGCAAATGTAATGCGTATACCGATAGATGGGGAGACTGAGTTGTGCATTGATGCATTAGCGGTAACAATGGATGCTGATCCGTTAGCAGTTGGACAAATTCGATTAACGGGTGTAATGGGATTGATGCGTGATAAATCAACGGCTGAGGTGTTAAATCAAGCTACGGTTAATGGAGGTGTATCATTTACAATAGGAGCGACTCAAATGCAACCTGAAGAGGAGGTGTAACAGGTTGAAAGAGAAAAGCGAAGAAATGGAAGTAAAAGAAGATACGAAACAAGAAGAAAAACAAGCAGTCAAACTACCTGAAGATACATATACGATCGAAGATTTTGTGGCAAATGCAGATGCATTTGGAGTAAAACCTGAAGCGATAATAGGCGCTATGAAGTTAGCGGGGAAAGACGTTGCTACAAAAGAAGAAATGGCGAAGTACTTGGCAGAATTTTTAAGAAAAGAGGTGTGATAGATGGCAGGAGTAACGTTCACAAGCGGTGAACAAAAAGTAAGACCGGGCGTATTTGTCCGTGTGCAGAACATAGGACAGCCCGTAGTTCCTTCATTACCACAAGGAATTGTGGCGGCTATATTCAAAAGCAATTGGGGACCGATCAATACTCCCACCGTTGTAGCGACAAATGAAGCAATACCTGACATGTTCGGATCGAGTTCAAGCTTAACAATGTTAACGGAAGCGTTCAAAGGCGGATGCAGTAAGATCGAAGCTGTTCGAACGGGAACGGGTGGTGCTCCGTCAACGCTTGTACTAACCGATACCGCTACCGCTCCAGCGAATGTGGTTAATATCACAGCAAAATATCCGGGCACAAGGGGTAATAATTTCACGGTAACAATTAGGGATTCATTGACAAATGCGAGTTTAAGAGAGTTCTTGCTTTATGAAGGAGCAACGTTGTTGCTTACCGTACCATTTGCAAAAGGAACAGCAGAGCCAGATGCTTTGGTTTCAGCATTGAATAGTTCACAAGCGAATAAATACGTTACTGCAGAGAAGATTGCGGCTGGTAATGGAACATTGAAGGCAGTAGCCAATGCGGGTATGACAGGTGGGCTTGACCCTACCACTACCACAAATGATTATTTGACGGCCCTTACATCACTTGAGGCGATAGATTGGAATGTGCTCGTAGTTGATAGTGAAGATCCCATTTTATTTACTTCAATTCAGGCGTACATAGACCGTGTAAGGAACGCTGGCAAGCGTGTCATGGCAGTGTTAGGCCAGAAGACAAATATTGAGTTGAGCTCCAGATTAACATTAGCACGTAGTTTTAACGATCCAGCAATTGTGTTTGTGGTGAATGGGTTCAGCTACGCAGATGGGACGAAGATCGAAGGTTATACGGCTACAGGACGAGTAGCTGGTATGATCGCAAGCGCTAACATAACGGAAAGTCTTACACATGCGGTTATTCAAGGTGCTACGGGATTAGTTGGTGCGCTGAGTAATACGGATATCGAGAATGCACTCAATAGCGGAGCGTTAGTATTCACATTGAACGCACAAAAACAAGTCCAGATCGAGCAAGGCATCAATACGTTTGTAACTCCGACGGCTGACTTAGATATGGGTTGGAGAAAGATCAGACGTGTAAGAACACGAGACGCACTGATCGATCGCATTGGTTCAACGTGGGACACGCTAATTGGTAAAATCAACAATGACGCTAATGGAAGAGCTACATTGATGGCGTCGGCTCAAGGAGTAATAAATGCGATGATCAACGAAGGCGCACTGATCAGCGGACAAATTTATGAAGATCCGTCTAATCCACCACAAGGCGATAGCGCATGGTTTATCATTCAGGTTGACGACACCGATAGTGCCGAAAAACTTTACCTGACATTTCAATTTAGGTTTGCACCAGTATAGAGGAGGTGATCGAATATGGCAGACGGCAGATACGTTTTTAGGGATTGTGTCCCTGACGGAGCAATTGACGTGGTGAATGTGCGTACAGGCGATATTGTTCAGCGGGCTTGGAGCTTTAGGGTAAATGCTCCCGTTGAGCTTCAATCCGCACTCGATGCTGGCACATTTCAACCTAACCATATCATTCGTGGATACGATGGCGAACTATATGACGGCGATGGCAATTTGTTAGCTGAAGTCAACACATTTCAAGCGCAAATAAATGTAACGAATACCGATTATCAAGCCGCAGGCAACAAGCAAGTTTGGGCTATTCCTCAGTCATATACGGTTACATTGACATTTACCGAGACGGTTATTAAAGACGCGAAGATACTCAAGAAGGTGCTCGATAGCTTAGCAAAAGGGGCTCCTGATGCGAAGCTGAACTTTATGGGAGTATTGCACGCACATTCCTAAGGAGGGGTGAAAAGGAGTGAGTAAAGTAGATAAAGAAGAACTACTCAGCAAGGAAGACGTGATGCTCAAAGACGTTGCGGGAATTCTCAAAGCAATGGACACGATAGTTGAATACGAAACCTACCATGTAATTCGAGATGGTAAAGAGTTATTTTCATTCAGGGTTCGTGGGCTTAATGATGAGGAAGCTGAAGAATGCAGACAAGAAGCGACAAAAACAGTACGAGACAAAAGACTTGGCAATTTAGCCGTACCGCAGGAATTCAATGCGGCAAAGTTCAACTCGCTTATGATCGTGAAAGCTACACACCCTGAAGACCGAGCAATGCTATGGGACAATAAAGAACTATGGGAAAAAGCCAACGTAATAGCGGCATGGCAATTAGTAGACAAAGTATTGAAACGTGCGGAGAAGGACGAGGTAATTGAACTGATCGAGCGGTTAAGCGGTTACAATAACGAAGAAAACGAGTCCCGCACTGAAACCTTAAAAAACTAATCAAAGCAGGTGGTGAAGCGACGATCATCCACCACCTGCTTCAACGATGCGGGATAACTCCAGATGAGTATTGGAGCAAACCGCCAAAGATACGTGATTTTATGCGTGCAAGCATGTTGGTGGAGTTAGAACAGGAGCAAGAAGAATTAGAGAAGATAAGGGGGAAAGATGGCTAACGAGACCTATAAGGTAGAGCTTTTAATTACCGCACAAGACCAATCAGCACCAGTTATAGAGCAGGCAAATGAGCGGATTAATCGTTTCGCCCAGAATGCCGAGTTAACAAATAAGAAGTTAGCCCGTTCCCTGAATACGACTTATAAGCCGACCATAACAGCGATTGATAATACAGCACCAGCGGTAGCAAGTGCACAATCAGGTTTAAGCAGAATTGCTGGCAAAGTGTGGAGTGTCGTTGTGCATGCAGTTGACCAAGCCACACCTGTATTTTCGAGCATTTTGAGTGGTGCAAAAAGTTTCGTGAGTA